AACACGAAGGCCATTAGGAATTTGTTCAAAATTCATAAAAACCTCATAAGTTTGTATTAAATTCCATTTTAGCTACATGGTCCACGCCAGCACCGGAGCGCAAATCGGTATGAACCGTTTCAAAATCATTGATCTTATCATCACGGGTAATCGGCTCGAAATACCATACGGCACTAAAAGTGATTTTTCGCGTCCCCTTGTCAGTTTCGCCATCGCCATTGATTTCGTCAGAAAAAGATTTTAGCGTAAAGTCTGAACTTGCAACCTTGTTTGCAACAATGAATTCCGGTCGCGGATAGCTCGTAAGAGCATCGACAACGGCGCTGGAAATAACATCAAAAAGGTCGTCAATTTCGTATAACTTATTATCAAGTTTCTGTGCACACTGTACAACAACATCAATTACGACATCAGTTTCTACGCGGTAAATTTCTGGCTGGGTATCCTGAGTATCAAACGAACTCTGTTGAACGTATACAGAAAGGAACGCTTTTTCTTGCGGCCAAGCTTTTTCTGCACGATTGCAGAAAACATCTTCACCAACAAAAGGAATACCGGCACTTTTCAATTTTTCACAGACAGTCGTTCGAATGTCCTTGATCGTCATTATGTTTGTACGCAAGTTCATTTCAACTCCTGCTGCAAATCGTAAGTGACGGATCCGTCTTTTTCGTCAATAAAATCGCGAGCGACAAATTCACCGGAATGCGGGTTCAGCGGGCTTTCAGGAACAAGGAACCTGTCGCCTTTTTGCGGAACGCCTCCCGGCAAATCTGCGGAACTCACAATGAGACGCGGGCGATGTGAAATCGCCTGCACCTCTGCACCGATGGCAGCACCATCGAGCGAAGGTTCGTCAAAAAGCGCCTTCATCGGGTATTCGACACCGCCACGCACAAGCGTCACCTGAACGCCGAAATCTTCGGTATTCAGGAACACGTCTTGCATGTCTTGCATCAAATCTTCTTTTAAAGCGCCCATTGCTCGACCTTAAATTAGATGACCTTTGCGGACACGACGGAGCCGCCGTTGACCGGCACAAAGAGCGGATGAGACTCGACTTCACGCCAACGCGTTTTGCCACGTTCCACCCATTCCCAGGCATAAGTTTGAACCTGATTGACAGTTCCACTTGCACCATCATAAACTGCACCATAATGCATTTCGAAGCGCGGATTACCACCAATAAGGATGATTCGATCTTCAGGCATCATCGGCTGGTCTTTCTTTTCCTTATCGTTGAAGTAATATTCGTCGTAAGTATAAAGATCAATACCACACACACGGCCCTGATAGGTTACACCTTCAATTTCCTGATCTTTAGTCGGTTCAACATCACCCAAAACGATTCGACGATTGTCAAGATATTCCTTAACTTTCGCATTATCAAGGAATGCATCAAATGCATCACCTCCGAAAACACAACGACGAGCGCTAGAACCGCCAGAAAGAGAAATTTTCTTTCTAGACTGAGTGCGAAGCCATTTAATCGGGTCAGAACCGTTTGCGTCAAACTTATCTGCAGCTGCAGCCGTAAAGATATGAGAATCAGGAATCGGAGCCTTAATATCAGCACCAACGCCAGTCACAACCTTACCGGTGGAAAGAATTTCAGCAATCTGTTGTTCTTCACGACGTTCGTTATAAGCCTGCATGTCAAGAAGGTCTTCAACAATAAGACCATTGATGCGACTTTCTTCACTTGCATTGTCAGCGCTAATGACAACGATAGACTGACCCGGACGACGCACTTCAAGATCAGAAGGCGTCACAGGACGTTTCGTGCCAGTTTTAGGCGGAGTGTAAGTAATGGTATCATAGCCATCACGAGCAACAGTTTCGCCATCTTCAGTGTCGCGAATATAAGGAGAAATGTAACGGGTCTTCTTTTCAATGTCAATCAAGAAAGACTTTGTTGCATGAGTAACCGTTCTGCACATACGACGGAAAAACGTCTGCGGACGGTAAGCGAGAACGAGCGCACGGCTCAGTTCTACAGGATTAGAAGTGTTAATCAAAGGCATTTTTCTACCTCCTTTTAATTTTCTACCACGTCCACAGCAAAGATGCTGTGATCGAGCATGTTGGTGTACTGGTCAGCGATGGTGTCAGAACCACCGAAGGTCAGCTTGGACTTGTTAAAGCAGCCGGTGTAAGCCACGACAGCCTTGCCGAGAGAACCGTTTGCCACAACGATGTCTTCGAGCAAGACAGCGCGGGCGACCTGCGTGCCGTCAACGGCCGTATGGTCAGCAGCGAAGAATTCGCCAGTGGAAGCGTCAGCCGGTGCGGTCACCTGGGTCTTGTCGCCGATGGTCAGCACAAGGTCGCCAGTCTTAGCCATGGAAATCGTCACATCGCCAGCCCAAGTTCCAACAGACTTTGCTTCAAGGATGAAGTAGTCGTTGCTCTTGTCGGCGGTAGCCTCGAAAGCAACCAGGGAACTTGCATTCACTGCAGCGGCGAGGCTATCAAGGATTTCGTCGATGGTGTTGTTGTCGCCTTCAGCGGTCGTGTCGATGCTGAAAGTGTTTTCACCGATGGTTACAGACACAGTGCCTGCAGCAGCCGTAATGCTAGACAAAGCAAAACGGTACTTGCCTTTAGCTCCGGCAGAAACGCTCTTGAAGCCGAGCACGCAGCCGGCCTTAAGATTCTGGTTGCCACCGATGGTCACGGTGTCCTTCTGCAGCGGGAAAGGACCCGCAATAAGGTTTTCGTATTCAGTCATGGTTTAACCTCTCTTGTTGTAGAATTTGTCAGCAACAGACGCACAAAGCGCCTGCAGATCCTTTTCGTTGTTGGCTTCGGGAGTAGAAGCGCCGCCGACAATTCCGTTCTGTGCGGATGCCTGGGCTTCGAGACCGTCCTTAACGGCTGCGACCTGTTCCGGAGTCAAGCCGGCATTGATGTCAGCAGGCGTTGCGTTCGCCTTGGCCTTTTCAGCAGCTTCGGCAGAAGCCTTCATCTGTTCCTTGGCCATGCAAAGCGCTTCGGCAGTCAGGTCGGCAACGGACTTTTCGCCGTCGATCATTTCCTGAAGCTTGGATTCTTCAATCGGGAGGCCAGCGAAGATGCCCTTGACAGCAGCCGCGCGTGCCTTGTATTCCTGAACGCCCTGGGCCTTGATTTCGGCTTCAGAAAGCGTCGGTGCCGCAATTTGTTCAGCAGCGGCGGCCTGCGCTGCGGTCGATGCATTCTTGTTCTGCATGACTACCTCGTTGTTGATGTTGGAAAATCCAGTAATCTTTTTCATTTCGTCGCACATGTCTTCGAAAGACATCACGGCATCAATCAAGCCAGCTTCTACAGCGGCCTGTCCGACAAAGTTTCCACCTTTGCCGAAATTCTGCATCACGTATTCGCTCGTTACGCCACGGTTGCGGGCGACGGTATCGATGAACACCTTTGCAAGTGCGTCAAGTTCCGCGCGGATAACGTCGGCTCCGGCTTTAGATTCCGGGTTCGGGTACTTGTCCGGAGAATAATTCGAAACAATCGTGACAACTTCTTTTTCGACGCCCTTGCTGAATTGAGCGAGCGTGCCGATAGAGCCAACGATTCCAGATTCGCTTGCATAGATTTTTTCGCAAGCGGAAGCGAGCCAGTAAGCTCCGCTCTGCATCTGGCCACCGGTACGGGCCACAATTCCGAAAATCTTGCGGCCGCGAGCCTTGAAAATCTTTTCGGCAAGATCGCTGCAACCGTTCACCACTCCGCCCGGAGAATTGATGTCAAGCACGATTCCAAGAACGTTTTCATTTTCCATGCAATCGTCGAAAGCAGCCTGAATTCCATCGTAATAGTCGCCCATAAGGCCCCACCACCCCTGCGGAATAGCGCGATAGCCGAGCGGGCCGTCAATGTGAATTACGGCAATGCCGTCTTCGTGCAGAGTAACGTTGTTGCGATAGTCCGGTTCTCCATCTTCCTTGCGGTCCGTATACCAGCCACCTTCATCTTGCGTGTAATGCAGCGAAGACGACGCAAGGCGTTCGACGGCATCCTGAGCCATCGCGAATCGCGCCGTCAAATCCATTGCAAATTGTTTTTTCTTCTTTGCCATAATCATTCCTACAAAGCGCTTTCGTTCACATCGTCAGTCGAAACGCTGAACGTTTCGCTCTTGTTGATAAGACCGGGTTCATTCATCTTCTTGGCTTCGCGCATCTTCTTTTCTTCGGCCTGACCATCAAGCACGGATTCGTATTCACCGCCATTGATAGCGGCGCAAGCAGTATCGCGAGTAATAAGCTGTTCATCCAGCTGCATCTTGTATGCCTGCGTTTCCTTGAGCGGGTCAAGCAAAAATGCAGAGTCGGCAATCCAGCGACAGCCATTCCAAAGAGCACGCTTGATCGGGTCTTCGAAATAACCCGGAGCGTCGATAACGCCGGTCAAGATTGCCTGCGAGAGCCACTTTTCGTAAACGGGCCTGCAGAAATCCGAAATAAGGTTGCGGCGTGCGCGGTCGAACGTCTTCTTGCTTTCAAGAATGGCACCGCGAACTGCGTTGTAAGAACTGTTGAACTTACGCAACACGACTTCGTAAGACAGACCGAGCGAAGATGCGGCTTCGCTGAAAATTGCTTCGACAAATCCCTGGTAAGCGGAATTCGGACGCGTCGGGTTGACCGCCGAAACCTTCTGGCCTTTCTTTAGCTGGATGATTCCACCGCTCGTAAGTTCCAGCGGAGCGTCAGCAGATGCAGCTTCGGACGGCTGCGCAACGCGCTCATCTTCCGGAACGTTACTCAAGAACGGATCATCAACTTTTTCATCGTTGCTTTCGATGAATGCGGTCAACATCGACGTGACCACAGCGGCCATCAATTCCGACTCCAGGAATCTTTCTTGCTGTTTCATCAAAACGATGATGGGCGCAAGAATGGAAACGCCACGGCGCTGGTCCGTCCTATCCGGAGAAAAAATGTGCAGCACGTTTGCTTCGCCGTACCGGTCAAAAGCCGGTACACGTACTGTTTCCAAAAGGTCGGAATAGTTATCGATGGACCAGGCCGGGCGCTTCGTAAAATAATAGTTCAACGGGGTGCCGAAATCGTTCACTTCCACACCCTGCGTAAGTCTATCAGTGTCAATCATGCCGAGCGGATTCATGCACCGGTCGGCTTCAAGCAACTTCAAGCAAAGTCCAAACGGTTCGATTTTCTTGTCGTACTTTGCAAGCGCAAAGCAGTCGCCATCGATAAGCTGAGTTTTCAGCGCGAGGTCCTGAAGACCGAACATGTCGTTCTTGCGTTCGACATCGCATTTCTTGGACTGCGACCAGATTTCGTAAAGGTCTTGCGTCTTGCGGCACCAGGCAACAGCCTGGTCGTGCGTCAACCCCAGAACATCAAGCTGCTTCAATTGCGGGCGAACCTTGACACCGGTGCCGACAACATTCGTCGAAAGCGAACTGATGATCGCACGGGAAAAAGCATGATTCTGGAAAAGAGCGCGAGCGCGAAGCAAAAGCGTTTCGCGGTCACAAGTCAAGTCGTAGTCAGCAGAACCAAGCGGCGCAATAAACGCACGCATGGAATTCACGGCCCAAGAAGCGCCATTCCACGCATTGCCGCCGAAACGATTGATAATTCTTTGAGAATCGTTAGCCATGTGGAATCACCGCCCTTACAACCGTTCCACGGCGACCGCCGCGAGCTTCAAGCTCAAGCGCTTCTTCTAACATGCCTCTCCAATACGTGATGCCATCTTGAATATCCTTCATGTTCGCACGCGACAGAGAACGTCCACCGATGGAATACGACTGACCTTTCAGCACAGAAGAAAGAGCGCTCAGGTGCTCATTAAGCATCTGGCGGCATTTAGCCGAGGAAATCGGAATTTCACGCGTTGTACTCATTTTGTGTCAAAAATTGTCAATTTTCAAAATAAAATATAATCAATTTTCAACATTTCGGCGTAATTATTTTGTCATTTTTTGACATCAAAAGAAAAAGCCTTTTGGGATTTCCACCCAAAAGGCTAATTCGAGACACAACTCAAAGGAGAAAACGACTTTAACCCAAGTCAAAACAAATATAAACTACAACTCACCCGCTTCCAAGATTCTTTTGCAATTCTTTTTCAAACGTTTTTTCGATGTACTTCGAATTTATAGCCTCGACAGTCTTCACAAAATCCCATCGCGGCTTGATTTTTGTCTTTTTGACCAAGTGGTACATCTCTTTGGCATCGCTAGTTCCTTTTTGCTCTTGAACAATCATCGTATTTCCACGCTTAGTCTTTGCAAAATGGAATTTCTTTCGGCCAGTACCTTCGCC